CATTGCGCCGTTACGCTAATACTTCCACTCAACGGTATGACTACCTGTACCGGAAGATTCCAAAGGTTGCCGTTCGTATCCAGTGCTACCCCGTTGATTATCTGGGTTCCTACCGTTCCCGTTACGGTCACCAAAACCGTGCTCTTACTCGCTATCTGGCGAACTAGGCCATTGATTTTCACCATCATGCTCAACGATATGCCTTGCGCGAATGTCGGCATGAAACCGTTGTATACCGCGATGGTTGCCTGATTACTGTCAAACTGAGCGAGTGACCAGATAGCCAGCATTTGATAGTCCTGGTCTCCGGGGTTTAGCGAGATGTCAGAACCAAAAATTGACTGCATTTGCGCTATGCGGCTAAGTAGGATGTCATTGTACGAAGGCGAGACTATTCCGGCTGGACTTATAGTACAAGCGTAGGTAGTGAGTACCGTTGCCATTCAGGAATGGATTATAGCAAGGACACGGAATAATCACATAACTCTTTCAGGCTTGAATGTTCTCTTGTATCTATTGAAACAATCAGTACACAGAGATATTAGAAAAGGCCAGAACCTTGGCTGAGTTGGCCTACCGCAATCGCTACATTTACATTCAAACACTTGCCCTCTTTTCTGCTTATCAATTCTCTCTTAGATAACGGCTAGTCCGGTAGGTATAGATATTGGCAAAGATACTTGTACCTGAGTTATTCCAAACTGAGTATTGATCGTCGCAGTGACCGTCAGTGCTCTTGTTACGCGATCCAGAATGCTTGAGTAATTTACGATGGCCGTCACACCCTGCACACCTTGGATTGCCTGCTTAATTACCTGATCGTAAATAGGAATTGTTCCAACTCCTGCTACCTGCGTAAACCACGGAACGCCCGCCGTTATATCCAGAAACCATTCACCCTGAAACAGCAGAAGCGTAGTCTGTACTTCTTGAGCTACCGCAGCGCGTGAATCGACAAGGTAATTTGCGCTTCCCTGCCCGTAGGCTATATCTCCGGTAGCTGTAAGCATTCTTACTCGCATGGCTTGGATTATAGCAAGCAAAAGAGCCTACGCTCATAACGTAGACTCTTTTTACATTTTCGTTTTGCAAAACAAAAACTTTTCGGCACCAGGGCCGGCGGTCGGGATCAAAGATTCACATTTTTATTAAAATTTTCAACGCTTGATCGCCATCGTTTTACCATATTGTGTACGCCTCCTTCCTTTACCGTAGCCCGTAAGTGCATCTCGCTCCATAACGGGTACAAAACAGAGGTTATCAAAACAATCAATGCCATGTCAATAAATATTTTCGGAATAAAAACAGTCCCAAGCGTTCCGGTCTTGAGCCTGTCCCTCTAGGTTTTCTTCATTTTCAATGGCCGCTCATTGGATTAAATTGTATATCGCAGAATGTCTCACTGCAAGACTTTTAGGCAATGGTGCGGGGTAGGTCTATAGTTTTTGGTTATACATGCCCGATATGGAATCCATGACAATGTTTACATTTGTATGCTTCTAGGCCATCTACCCCTTTTCTCTCCATTGCGTGCACCGCTTTTTGTGCTGTTTTAAGATGGCCGTATTTAACTTTGTTCTTGCATCCGGTGATGTAACTCAATTTTCTTCCCATCCATCTCGGCAATTTAAGCATAATCACTTTATCCGTCAATCGGCTCTCCCGTTGTCCCGCCGCCCGTTGTTACTCCGGTATGCTTATGGTGCGCAACGTGGATTCCGCTAAACTGTCCATCACCCGTCCCTGTAGTGGTTCCGCTTACTACCAGATTGCCTGTTATGTTTACGTTCGCATGGATGTTGCAGTTGTTTGAGCCATCAATTTCCAGATACGTTGTACCGTCTTTCGTTCTCAGTTGCACCGTGCTTGTGCTGATTCCGGTTGGCACGTTCGGCTTGCTGAATGGCCCTACTATCGCAAAACCATCGCTAAGATCGTGAAAACGTAGTTCCCCTACACCTTGGTTAGTTACTTGTGGATTTATCCCGCCCTTGTTCCACCAATTGTCTATGCACCTATCCGCAAAGATTATCAGAACTTCATCGCCCTGTTGCACGGGAAATGTCAACACGAACGTTCCGGCATTGGGAAAAATTACAGGCACGTCTACCAGTATCGGCATGTTGACGTATGTTTGCGTTCCGTCTTTCTGTCTAACAAACGCTTGGATAGCGGGCTGCGCAGTACATGTGCATTTTGTCGCGTCAAAAGATTGAATGATTGCCGGAAGTGCTACCCATGTAATAAGGCTCTGCCCCTTTAAGGCCAATCTGATTGCTTCTCCGAAATCATTGATGCGCTCAGATTGCTGCATTTCTTTCCCTGCGCTCTAGCTCGTAAAGCCCCAATTGCTCTATGTATTGTTTACTTTCTGGATCAAACCAAAACCATTTTCCTTTAATCAAAAACCATCCTATCTCTGCCGATATTCTCATTGCTCTATCTATCCAATGTTCTTCCATTATTTTCTATCCGTATGCCTTCACTGAATTTTTAACGTTACCCGCCGATCCGTCAATTCTTAAAGCTGTAATCTTTGTATAGAATTCTTGCCCTCTAGTATCTCCTGAATGCTCAGCGACTAGCACCCTATAAAATCCTGCTTCGGTCACATCCGCAACGTATGGCGCGATGTCCGCAATGCTCGGAAAACCGATTCTCTCACGAATGATCGTTTGCGTTATATCGCCTTCGTTGATTTGAATCTGGCCACCTATTCTGATCTTGGGATTAAGCAGCGTTGTTACCTGAATCCCATTGTCCGTAGTCTCCGGTATCCCTACCATTCCGGTAAGACTATTGATCTGCACCGCTTCCCCCGGCAAGTATCCTGTCAGCGGAATATAGGTCAAGACTCCATTCTGGATTGACATCCTCGCCTGTGCCGTTGCCGCTAGATTACTAGCTGTAGTTCTCGCTAGACCAAAGAGCACCTTGCCTCTTACTGAAACCAGATTCACCCCACCACTGCCCGAGGTAACATCCTTCGCATTCTTATCCAATGGCAGATTCATGGCAGTTGCTACGCGATCTAAAACATCACTCCTTGTATGCCCTGCGGCCAGTGTCTCACTGAAGAAACCGAAATTATAATTAGGGTCACCGTCAGCACATCTCAGCTCAAGAAAGCTGTCAACATTGTTTTCTCTTCCCGCAACAAACTGCTTGATTGTTCCCTTAAAAATTACCCCGATATTGTCCTGATACCCAGCCTGAAGCGTTATCGTATCGAATTCATTAATGATTTGCTTGCGCGTGTTTTTATTCAGGTTGTAGACGCGGACAATTGAAGTATTTGGAGATTCAGTGTCTCCATTGAAAATATTGAATACAAACCGGAGTTGCGACAGGTCTATGCCTTTTTCTGTAGGCTGAGTAACTATCGCTCCACTTATGTCTCTAATCGGCTGCTCATTTGAAACTATCAACGTTGCGGAACGTCCAAACAGGGCATTAGATGTTGCCATATAGCACCCCGTAGATGGCCCTAGCTTGCCCGTGGGGCTGCCGATAGGCTTGGGGCAGGGTATTAGGCATACCGCGCCTTACGGGCCGCTTAAATCTTATTTTGTTTACTCTTGTCATCTTCTGGTTTGTCGTCAGTTGCGCGTCTGCCATTGGCCGCTTCGTCGCCTGTCATTGTCTTCAACAACGCACCCATAAATCCTGTAGTCAATCCACCCGTTACCCATGCAATCGCCTGTAGGGCAAACGTATTATCCTGATTCAATTTCCCATTTACCGATAGGTCAATGATGTACAGATACGTCCTGATGCTGATTATTGCAAAGAGAGACGTAAAGACCGATAGCATTAGAAGGTTCCCGCCTTTGGTATTCAATGCGGCTAGCAGCCTCATCATGCTAGTGATTGACGGCATCTTGTCATTCCATAGCAAGGCGAATGCGCCAACTACTATCGAGTATGCCAGAACCCAGAACGCGATTGAGTAGAAGTTTGCCATAGGTTAGTCCGTCACAAAGTACAGATGCCCTGCACTTCCCAGATTTTGAAATGTTGGCACGTCTGTAGTAGCAAAATCCGTCTGTATCAACATTTGCCCGCCTATCCCCAAGTAGTCTAACTGCTCAAGCAAATCGTTAGCAGTCACCAATGGCAATCCGCAAGCTAGTGCTACCCCATTTGAGTCCGCAATATCCATGACCCAACTTTGATTCTGCTCATTCCAAACTACAGTTAATTGGTAGTCGATGGAATTGAGCGTAACTCCAAGTTTCTGCGGAGTTGCTTGCAGCGGGATTTCTACTACTACAGCAGACGTGGACATAGATCAATTCTACTTCAGCCAACCAAACATCTTAGCGAACAATCGTGTTGCCCAGCACTGGCGCTGCCGGAAGTACCACCGCAGGCACAAGATTTGAGAACGCGGACTCCGCAGTATTGACCGTGAATGTCACTACGTAGCAGAATGGCCCAAGCGGTACAGCGGTATCGGTAAACTTCGTTGCCGTCGCGCTGGCCGTACCGACCCTGACGAATGCGGACGCCAGCGGATTTGCAGAGCAGGCAGATGGCGCACGATATACCGTATAAATTACTGGCGGATTGCCCGATGCGTCGGATGATGGCGTAGACCAGATAACGTCTACCGAGTGAGTCGATTGAGCACAGGCAAAAGAAGCAGCCAGCAACACAGTAAGCAATAGAAGTTTTTTCATGTTCTCCTTAGTGGGCAATAGCTTTTATTTTCGTTGGGGCATTCGGACGGTTGATGTATTGGCAAGCGCAAACCATCATAACCACAAATACCACGATAGCCAGCACGTATATCAACCAAAAATGTTTGGGCATTGAGTTAGCATTTTAACCGCAAGCAAAGTCTTACAGCAAGACTTTTTATTGAGTGGTAGGCGGATTGAAACTCGTGGCTGGCTGAGTATTTACCGGCCCTTGGTTAATCGTTGCTGCGGTCTTTT